GCGGACTCGTAATAGAAGTCGATCGAGACCCGAGCATCCAAGATCGGGGCTGAAAGCTCAGGCGAGCCTTGGACCTCGATGACCTGAAGCTCTGGTTCCACGTGGAACTCAGTTGCTTCACGCGAGGCCAGTTGCTGCTGCTCGCGGGCATAGGCTTTCGCCTGATTGAGGAGCTGTAGCGCATCCTCTAAAGATCTGGCCTGAATCTCCTGGCCGTTAAACCTGACGACATAGCGATGCCGTTTGTGTTTGCCGCCCGCAGGAGGTGAGGCAGACGGCCCACCCGGCTGGATGACGACTGGCCCAGAGGGTGGCGTTCGCTCGATCGCCCGCTGAGCATTCCAGGTGACCTGCGGCCAGTTAAGCGCAAATGGCGCGACAAGCGTGCGCGGTACGGGCTTGGCCGGCTGCGCAGGGATCGGAGCCTTCGCAAGAACCTGCGTGTTCCACGTCGGCTGCGGCCAGCTGAATGCAATCTGCTGCGCGACATAGGGCTGATACGCACTTGGCTGATTCCAAGCCGCATTGTCCGCATATGTCTGTGCTGGCCATGTGAGCTGCGGCCAGCTAAGCGCAAGAGGCGCTGCGAGCAGCCCCCTTGGCGGGTTCCCTGCCTGTACCGGTATCGGGACCCGTGGAAGGCTCTGTGTGCCCCAAGTGACCTGCGGCCAGCTGATCTGAGCCCGGCTAGATGGTACGAACTTCCCTGGCTGGTTCCACGCCGCGTTATCAGGATAAGTCTGTGCGGGCCAAGTGATCTGCGGCCAGACATAGACCGGCGCCTGAGATGGCGCAACCGGTTGCGTGGTCGCAGTCGGTGACTGTACCGCTGCGCTTCCCGCAAGGCTCTGAATGCTCCAGTTCTCGAAGAACTGCGGGGGTTGCTTCGAGGTGTGGGGAATGAATCCCTGAACCTGAAGCCACGCTAGACTTGGAACATTCCTTTGCGGCTGCTGCGGTGCAGGAATCCAAGCAAGTGAGATAACCGCAAACACCGGTAGCACGCACGCCGTGCGTACCGGTGGATTTGAAGGCTGCGCCCCAATGGGCGCATGCGGTTGTGCCTGGGTCGGTTGTGGGGGATTGTAATAAATCCCCACCGCCGACTATCTCTCTTGGAACGTGAGGCCGTAGCTCCAACCACCCGTCGAGACCGCAGCGGTCGGAAAGTAAAGCCCGAATCCAGAGGAGGCACCTGCGTTCATGACGATGGTCTCAAGTGGTGTCGGAACCCACAGCCATCCGTTCAAGATGTTGAAGTTGTCGTTGTACACCGCGCTCTTCGCGCCGGCCCCTGCAGCGGTGGCATTGGTGCCCGAGGTACCGGCCGCCCCATTGGTCGCGCCCGTAATCTGGCTCGCGGGGTCGAGCAGATTGAGCTTTGCCGGGGTCGCCGAGGTGAGCGTGGGAAAGGCCGTGACCTGGGTCTGAAGGGCAACTGTGTTCTGAAGGGAGGTGGTTGAGCCGTTCTGGCTCGCCCAACCGCGCAGGAACTCAAGCGAGCAGGTGGTGCCTGGGTTTACGAAAACCTGGGCGAAGGCATTGGTCGCCGTCACCGTCACGTTCTGGGCCGAAACAGCATAAGCACGAGACATAGATTTACCTCAGATGAATGAATTTCCGTTCCAATGACGCCAGCCCTCGGATGTGAATATCCGAACCCGTCCTCCTCGGCGCTCGATGCGGCTGGCGAATTCCCCGCACCACTTGCCGTTCTTAAGCACATCAAAAGCGAACTCCCCATCCGGGGTCTTCCCCCGTGGGGCGGTCATGAAGCCCAGCGTCCACACGTCATTTCTCTCATCGGTGATGATGAGAGCAGGGGGGACTGCGACGTAGGCTTCAGTCTCATAGACCTGCTCTGCGCGAGGTTTTGCGAATGGGGCAAGAAGAGTCTCGATGATCACTGCGCAAGCCTCGGCTGGGTCTGATAGTCCATGTAAGGCTGATAGGACGCCCCACCGCCTGCGGAGAGCTTGTAGCCGACCATGATCGAGGCCCACTCCTGCGAGGGCGATGTGGTCATCGCAAGAGCCGTAGCACCCGAGCCTGCCAGGACCTGATAGCACGAGCCCATTCGGTCATTCGCCGTGAACTGGCCCGAGCCGACCGTGAAAGAGCCTCCCGCGGTCAGGGAGGTCGCACCGCTTGGGAAGCCCACGGTCGCGTGCAACAGATCCCCAGATGCCGACGGGGTCAGCGTCGAGGAGCTGATCGATGTGCTGCCGGCGTTGTAGCCCGTAACCGCTGCGCCGTCCTTCGAGTTCGTCGTCGGGCCCCCGGTGTATTCGGTGACGCGGATGAAAAATCCACCCGATGCCGCGGTCCGCGTAGCGGTGACGTTGGTCGCGCTTGCTGCGACGTTGAAGTGCGAAAACGTGCAGCAGGTATCCCCGTCCGAGGTCAGGCTGTTAAATCCGTCCTGCGAATACCCGCCGGCATTGACGTTATCCGCACAGGTGACGTTCGCCTGATCCCCTGAGTTTGAGCCGTCATATACGTCAGCAACCAGAAGATCCCCGGCATTGGTCGGCGTAATGCCGACCGTGACCGTGAGCGCTCCTGGATTAGATGAAAGCCCGGTTGCTTTAACGAAGCTCCAACTCACTGATACGCACTCGAGTAAGACACCCAGCCCTGAACACCCGCGGAGTTGTTCTGGGTGGTGTAAGTACAGGTGCTCGAGGATGAGACGTTATAGGCATGCGCATAGCCGTCATCGCTTGAAAGCCCAGAGCCACCACCATCGAAGTTAGGTGCAATGGAGATGTCGGAGAGATAGCTTCCCGTCACCCCTGAGAGGTCGTGCGAATCAATCCCGGTGGAGTTGATGACGAGCTCGTTGGAACCTGATGGCGTCACGCTTGCGGTCGCAAGATTCCCGCTCGAGGTTTGCTTGCCAAACGTCGAGGATGCCGTGTCGTAGCTTGGGGATTGCGCACCGATGATGTCGTAAAGCTCCACATGGGTCGTCGATAGAGTCGCGATCTGATCGCAGTTGAATGTGATCTTATTGGTCGCCGAGGCCCCGGCCCCCTGGGCATGGGCGTGCTGAGTACACCCCGCAGATGAGTCAAGGCTACAGGTCTGCGGTGAGCCGTTCGTCGTCCAAGTATTGCCTGCAGTGTCTGACATCGAGGCCAAACCCGAAGGGCTCGCGGTGGTCGTGAGCGCAACCCAGGACATGTGAATCAGGTTCCCGGTGGTCGGGAACTGAAGCGTGAACGGGCCTGAAAGCCCGGATGCACCGCCGTAGAAGTTGTACCCCTGCACCGAGACGATGCGGATACCCCCTGCGGGGGCAGTTCCCGCGCTCGCAGCCTTCAAGGCGATTCCAAGGTACTGCAATGTCCCCGAGGAACCAGAGATCGAAGGCGTCACTGAGGTTGCGGTCGTTTGCACCTCGTACTGCGCAAAGCACGCCTGATCGGTCCCAGAGTTGTAGTTCATGCCGTGAAGCAGCGTGAAACCGCTGGCAGGCGTCCAGGTGCTGACAGCGCTACCCGAGGTCTGCGCACCGTAGACGAAGACTAGATCGCCGTTGGACCCAGGAGTGAATGCTCCACCAGTGCTCGTGCCATCAAGGGCGCTCGCATGAGCAATGTTGTAGAACTCGTAAAAGGCGTACTGCGTGTCGATCCCAGATCCGCCGTTGTGCGTGACCTTGATCTCATTGATGCCAGAGGGGCAGTTAAGCCCAACCCAGATCTCCTGCCGCACCGATGCTCCATTGAGCGACACCGCAAGTGACCAGATCCCGGAGGAGAGATTGTCCGAGACCGAGTTTGCACTCGAGGTCGGATCTTGCTGCACACACAAGATGCAGCAGTTGCCCGAAAGCGTGTTGTTAGGCAGTCCGATGGTCGTCGGAGCCGTTGACTCATCGGCATGCGTATTGGTCGATGTGAACTTACCCTGAACCAGCGTGGGAGTCGTACCAGTAGGTCCTACAGGCACGACCCAATTGGGCCTCGCCGGCCGCTCCATGCTCCAGAGGGCATACCCCGTCATGCATAGCCTCGATTCGGGTACTTGATCGGGCCTGAGAAGCCATTTTCGTTCCTCAACTGGCTTGCGACCATGGCGAGATACCGAAAGGCATCAGCCCCGTGGCTGAACTCATCATGGGCGGGGTTTGATGGCTCCTGAGTGGTCGCAGGAATCACCCGCTTATAGCGCTTCAAGCACTCCCGTAACCGCACGGTCTTGTCCTTATCGAAATAGCATTGCGGGAAGATCGTGCGTGCCTTTTTGATGCCGATCTCCACATCCGCTTTCGGAACAATCTGGACCCGTCTTCCGGCCTTTCTCAGCATCGACTGCGGGGAGGCTGTGGGGTCCGTAAACTTGTAGCGCTCATCCGCCCCATCCCAGGGGATGTAGTCGCTCCCCCAATTCAATTTCATGAGGTTGAGCTGCGCGGCGTACTCCAAGACGTTCCTATGGTTATCCTCGATGTAATCAACGATGCGAAGCTCCGACAGATTCTTCTGCACCAGAATGATCGCGTTGCGATCGTTGAACCCGAGATCCCACACCGTGTGCACTTTGAGCATGGGATCAATCGGAAGATTACAGACTCGCTTTGACTCAGCGAGCGCCTGCATCTCCCGGGTGTAGATGGCGCCCTGTGCAGCAGGTCTTGGCTTACCCTCCCAGACGTTCTCGTACTCAAGCGGATCGGTCGCCTTTAAGTGCGCCATCTCCGCCTTGAGCTCATCCGAGAGCCAGGGATTATCCCTGAAGCTCACCGGGATCAGGACCGTATCCGGCGGGGTGTTCTCGATGAACCGGACATAGGTGTCATCGGTGTCAAGATCAGGATTGAACGATACCCAGATCTCACTCCCCGGCTTTCTGATCGTCGGGATGAGAATCGACCAAGAGCGCTTGGTGACAGTCTGCCCCTCCTCCACCCAGCACCGATCCACGCCCTCGAAGGACTTGATCGAATCAACCGTGAGGCTTGAGAGGCCGGCGAAGGTGAAAAGCGTGCCGTTCACCCCGCGGATCTCACGCTCCTGCATCTGGTACTGATCGGTGAGGCCATGCGCGATGATCTGATCGCACAAGAGCCGATGGACCGAGTTCTTGATGGAGGTCTGCGTCTCTCTTGCACAAAGAACTCGAAGTGGCTCGAGCACTCCCTGCATCAGAAGGGCAAGCGCTATCCCCCAGCTCTTCGTCCCGCCCCTGCCTCCGTAGAGGACTTTGTATCGTGCGGCCTTAAATAGC